CATAGAGTTCGTTCTCCTCTGTGGAAAGTTGTCCAGCTAGTGCTGCGTAGCTGCATAGATCGACCCAGTTGTCGATGTGTTGCGCTGATTGATTAGTCCTTGCAAGTTTAACCAAGACCATGATCCCTGCCACCTGATAGTCGTGTATTGGTGTCTGTAAGTATGCGCTGAGGAGCATTGCTGTGTGTTGCAAGTTATCTGCAGGGTGACCGTATTGAAGCCCACGGTCACGGATCGTGTCGGTGGCTGAGAGTAAGATTTCATTAGCGCGCATCTTGTGTCATTCGCTGATAATTCTTGCCTACTACTACGCCTTCGCGCTTGCCCTCATTAAAGCCTTGTGACCACCCGACTACATACCACAGCACATTAGCTGCTAATAATAAAACTATGATTGGCATTTCAAAGCTCATTTTTAGCCCCTTAGTAATTCCAGCAATTATTGCAAAATCCAGCACTTGTGGATTCATCTGTTAAAGCAAAACCATCTGCATTCCATAAATAATCTGCTGGTTTTAAGCATGAAACGCAACGATCCTTAAAAGTTAAACGAATTGGATGGCGTTGAATTGGTGTAATTGTCATTTTCGTACCTATCTGTGCCAATGCCCTTGATTGGCTACAGACTTAGAGTCTCATGCCTATCTGACAATGTCTAACACATTTGTGTAACGAAACGATAACGATTATCTAGGTCTGCCGTATGACTTCCCAGACACAATGAATGTGCCGTCCTTCTCAATGTTGATTAGATCAACTTGCACCTTAGATCCATGCACATACATGATGGCAAAGGCTTGCTGCCAGTTGGCCGACCCTTTCGTGTAGTGGGCCTGCTTAAAATCCATGAGATTGCCTACCTCAACACCATGCAGGACACGCCCTATACGGCCCCCAGAGGCCTCTGAGAAGGCCGATCTGCCTGCTCTGTGTGTATGTCCTGAGATGACATTCTTGCCATGCCTACGGGCCGCTTCTAGGGCTGATAAGCCCCCTTGTGGCTTGATAGGTGTGTGATCTCCATGCACTGCAATCCAGTTAGGAGCAATAGCCATAGGATTCTTGTGAAAGGTAATGCCTAGCTCATCAAACTTCATAAACTTCTCAAATCGAAGCTCTGGCAATGCACCAAAGGCAGGCACTTTAGCCATGATGATGTTATACAGGCGATCTGTGTGATTGCTACGGATGCAATCTGTAACGCCTAAATCCCAGAGGAGTTGCACTGCCTCATTACGATCATCATCTAGGGTCTGGGCGTAGCTGCCCATGCGACCCTCTTCCCATTTGCTGATTTGTGGTAGGTCAATCTCATCGCCTATTGTGACTACTTGATCTGGCTTAAACTTTGTGATGAAGCTTGCAAGGTTACGAGTTGCAACCCTGTCATGGTAAGGAACTTGTAAGTCCGATACAACAACGATTCGCTTAATCGTCATCCTCATCTTCGTAGTCACCAAAGCGTTCAGGCTCTATAGGATCAGGCAAGATCCATGCAGGATAGGCTGATCGCTCTACGATAATGCCAAGCACAGTCTCTTCATCAAAGCCTGCTCGCTTTAGAGATTGAGCGAACTCATACATCCCAATGCAGTAAGCATCGAGAGCTGAGTAATCTTGCTCAACTAGATTCTTAGTTGCTTTTCTTGCCATGACAAAATTATCGCTCTAGAAGTATGTTGTAGATCTCATCGACACGCTGATTGAGTCGCTTAATCTCTGAGAGCAGATGAGTAATGACATAGCCTGCAAGACCACCAATGATTAGCAAGGTGCTTATGTAAAGGCTAAAGAAATCTGTTTGGCTCACTTTTTAGGACTCGCATACCCGAACACTCCTGCAACGATCGCGCCTAGAATGTGGCGATAGTCTAGAGAGAAGTTAGATGTCGTTCCCCATACTGCTAGGAACGCTCCGACTGCGATAACTACTGGATGCTTCATGTTCATTATTCTCCGCCTAACATAGATACTTGAAAAAAAGCCCCATCATTGTCAGCTTCTTTCTTAAAGCTGCAATGAAGGTGCTTCGTGTGTTTGTTTGCGCCTTTGTAAACTCGCCATTTCCAATTAAGGACTTTCGAGCAGATGTGTCCATCGAAAATGATGTAAGCAATACGATTGTCTGCTTTTGACTTTGATAAGGCACGAAGCTGATCTGCAAGATCGCCCATAATGTCTGGCTTTGATCCCTTGAATAAGTCACGATCGATGTCGATGGCACGAACCCAGCCTTGCTCATCTGGATTATGATCAGACTTGCGAGCAGCGTGTCGGGTATCACCGATCCAACCATCCGATGTGCGGTCACGATCTGGGAATGAGTCGTCAATCTGTTCCCTTAGTTGGCTTGCAGCTTTAGATAACTTGGGTTTGATGCTCGTCATTAGAACACTCCCACCGCTTTAAGTTATTCAATAACAATTCTTCATGGCCACACTCAGGCATTGGTGCAATGAACGCATCATCTATAGGATCGTATGTAAAACCAATACCAGCATAGTTAAATCTAATCCGAGAGTTGTAAGATGTGCGTTTGCATATTTGACCTCTAAAATTGCTATACCAAGTTTCTGTGTCAAGACCATCAATTAACTCATTTTCGTCAATGCCAACAATGATTTCTGTGACAATGTTTGTCTCATCTAAGAACGCGTAATGTGCCATTATGCCCAGCTCACATTTCCTGTGCCAGCAGTGATCGTAGTGATTTTATCTAAACCACTTGTCGATGTGCTTCCAGTTAAACCTGCACCAATTGTAATTGTGTAAGCACTTGGGTATTTAAGAACAACAATACCTGACCCAGCATTTGCGCCGTTGCCGCCAGAGTTTCCGCCACCGCCACCGCCACCACCTGTGTTTGCAGTACCAGCTGTGCCATTACCACCACCACCGCCGCCTGCTCCACCACCTGCTGATGCACTACCACCATTACCGCCGTAGTACATACCGCCGCCACCGCCACCTGCATAAGCAACAGATGAACCAGTGATGGAAACAGAAACTCCAGAACCACCATTACCGCCGTTAGTTGCGCCGTCAGAACCTACTGACCCTGCACCGCCACCGCCACCAGCTGACTTTTGTGAGTTAGGTTCTCCACCACCTGCATAACCTTGATTTGTTGTTCCTGTGCCACCAATAGTTGATCCAATGTCTGTTCCTGAACCACCACCACCAGAGCCACCCGATAAGCCGTTTTCTGTTCCACCAAAACTAAAGTAAGCTCCTGCACCACCGCCACCAACAGAAACAATTGAACTGAAAACAGAATTGCTGCCACTTGTTCCTCTGGGCGCACTTGGATTTGAGCTACCAGCTCCACCTGCACCAACTGTAACTGTATAATTTGTGCTAATAGCAAGGCTTAGTGCTGACTCTAAAGAACCACCGCCACCTGTTGCTGTGACTGTTGAGCGAAGTCCACCTGCACCACCACCGCCGCCGCCTTCTTTACCACCGCCACCGCCACCTGCTACTACTAAATAATTAACAGATAATGGTGCTATGCCTGCACCACTAGATGCAATAATGCCTGCTAAAGAGTTTAACATTAGGCAACTGCACCAACTACGATCCATGAGTTAGCAGCGATCTTAATACAAGCTGCCGACTTGTAACGAGCAAGGACTGGAGCAGCAGCAACCGCACCTGCGCTCACGACTGTAGTTGTGCCAGATGTAACTGCCTGAATAGTTGTAACACCTACACCCTTTTGATAGACAAGCAAGGTTGTGCCTGTAGGAAATGCGTAAGTCGCATCTGTAGGGATGCTGAAAGTATTGGCTGAGGCATTATCCATCGTGACAATAGCGTTGAGTCCATCTGCCTTGACTGCTGTGTATGTAGTGCCAGTCTGTGCATTGACAGTAAGACCTGCGAACTGTGTGTCGATGTCCTGACCAAGCAAAGCAATAGCAGTTGCGCCATTCTTAACTAGGTCGCTCGACTGTGGAATGTCAAAGCCAAAGTTCGTTGTTGTAGTTGCCATTAGGTTAAAGCTCCTGTCGCATTTGTCCATGTAAGTGTAGCATTTACGCCAGTCCAAATGAGCGAGGCTGGCAATACTGTTTCCCATTGAGTTGTTGATAGTGAGAAGTCTGTAGCTGAAATAAAGAGAGTAATCTCTACAAAACTAGGAGTAGCGCGTAAGGCTACATTCTCGACAAAGCCATCGAATGATCCACCGAATAAGTTGCTTGGTAGGTTCTGGATAATGACAGGCTGACCAAAGAACACCCCGATAAGACTGTCAAGCATGGCAGTAGGGATGTCTGGATTATCAAGTCTAAAGGTAATGGCTCCTAGTGAGCCTCTAGGGTTCTTACGAAGGTTTAACTCGCGTGAGGCGATGTCAGTGATGTCTGCAAGGTTCTTAATGTTAGAGTCGAACGAACGCTCGAAGAGGCCGTAAGAGGCTATAGAGTCGCTGTCAGAGGTACTGTAGGTGCTTCCGTATCCTGTGGAGTAGCGATAGATAAGGCTGTTACGGATGCGAGCAGTCTGAGTTGTGGATTTGATAGAGGCAGGTGTTGCATACGAGCCATCGAGGTTAGTAAAGCCATTTGCTGCAAGGTAATTAGATCTGTGGTCTGCATCGTCATAGGAGACATCTCCGTCTTTTTCTTCATAGAGCTGACCTAGTGCGCTAGTAGCAATCTGATCTGCAAGGGTCTGAGACTTGGCAGAGGCACTAGCTGCAAGAGCAATCATGGTGTAGAAGCCTGAGTCAATAGTGCCGATGTAAGACTCTGCGTTCTCCCAAGTGACATCTGCCGGATAGGTTGCCCATGTGACTGTAGGTGTTACCTCAGCCCATGTCAGGTTTAGGGCTGAACCTAAAATGGCTGCAATCTGTGCGCCATCTAAACCTTCTGCAAGAGCTGTGTTATAGACAACCTTTGTAAGTTTAGCCAGTGAGCCAATGCCTAAGATTGTGCCAGTAGTGATGTAGCCAGACTCTTCAGGGCTTCTAACTCCAATGTCAAAGTCTGATACTTCTCCGCCGAATACAGTGACATAAGTGCCACTGCCATTTTTTAGCTCTAAGGTGATTGGTTCTGTGACATTGATTGTAAAGTCTGCCCCAGTGGTGTTAATAATCTGTACTTGACAGTAACCTGCCGTGGCTTGTCGGTCAATGTCTAAACGACCAGAGGCAAAAGACACAGAGGTGACAGTCGTATAGACATCATCACCTACTGTAATTCGCCATTCTGGAAGCCATGTCATACTGCTAAGTAACCTCTTAGAGTTCCACGCTGTGCTGCATTAACAAGCACTTGGTCAATAGCCTCAGCAATAGCGTTAGGGTCTCCAACGCCAGTATTTACAATGATGGTGTTGCCTGATCCATACCCTGCACCTGAGTTCATGTTCGGGCTGTAGCCGCCTAGATCTCCCACAGACTTTTGATAATCAATCAATGACAGGAAGTCTGCATAGTTCTGCATGTCTAGCAAGTCTGCAAAAGCATTAGCTCTTGCATTTGCTGCGTCTGCGTATTCGAGCAAAGACTCCGTGGATGCTGCTAAAGCATCTGGCATAGACACAGGAGCAATGTAGTCTCCGACTGGTATTCCAGAACCTAGAGAACTGCTCGCTGGAATTGCTGCTTTACTTTGTCCAGTAGCGGCTGCCAGCAAAGCCAGCATCTCTCGTATCTTAGCCAAAGCATCATCTAGATTCTTTTGACTAATCAGATCAACAGGTTTTAAGGAGTCAAGAATAGACTTGATGTCTGAGAGTTTTACGCTTTGACCAGTAAGGGCAGATAGTGATTTAAGGTCTGCATTAAGTTTGTTAGTTGCAGCAATAATGGCTGCTTCATCCTTAGAGGCAATGGCATCTTCTAAGTCAAGAATAGAACGCTTGACATTTAGGCGAGCTACATCATTGGCTACTTGTAATTGCTGTGCGCTAGAGGTCGCTTTACCTAATGCTTCTGCCTGAGATGTAAGAGCTGCTGCAATCTGGATCTTGTCCATGTCAAAGACTTCTTCACCTTTATTGAGAGCAAGGTTAGCCTTGTCGATCGCTTGTTCTAGTTTCTTATTCTTTAATTGAGCAGCAGTCTCTTTAGTGAGTGCCTTATTTTGAGCAGTAGTTTTCTTTGTGACAGTGAACTGATTTTGTAATGACTTAAGATGAGAGTTATCAGATGCCTTCTGAATTGGTGCTTGTTTTCCAGCTTCGCGTAACAATGTGAGGTAAGTGCCAACAATAGGAATCATTCCAACATCGATGCTGCCAATGATTGGCAGATCCTTTAATTTACCTGCTAGGACTCCTACGCCACGGATAACATCTGCAATGTAAAGAGCAGTCTTTTCCATGTTTGTTGCTAGATCTGCAACGCTTGTATCTTCACCAAGTTTAGTCAGTGCATCGATTAAGCCAGTGCCGATGATCTCGCTAGCATTGGCAGAAGCAACTGCCAGTTTATCTATTGAGCCTTGAAAGGTATTAGCAGCAGCGGTGGCTGATCCCGCAAATGTGCTTTGTAACTGGCTTGTAATTTCCTCAAAAGACTTAGCCTTAAGATCTGCCTTAGAGATACCTACACCTAAGCGAGAAAGAGCTGTGTTATTTCCTAAGTAAGCACGACTTAAAGCGGCTGTAACTGAACTTAAATCTCTGCCAGTCGAGGCACTAATGTCTAACGATAAGTTTAGGAGTCTCTGTGCTTCTTCTGTGTTACCTGTGGCTACTGCAAGGCTTTGATAAGCAGGACGAAGTAAATCATCGACAATGCCGAACTCTGTTTGTAGTCTTTGGATGTATTCTTCAGATGCAGCGGCATCGCGGCCAAGTCCGACATTCTTAAGAGCTAATGCTAACTGTTGCTGTGCCTTCTGATCGGCTGCTGCTGCTTTAACGGCAGCCTTACCATAAGCAAGGACGGCTGTAGTACCAAAAGCGACACCAAAAGCACCTGCTAGTTGCTTGACATTCTTTGTTAATTTCTGTGTTGCGGTATCTGCTTGCTTAAAGGCTTTATTGCCTACGAACTCCGCTGCAATGTCAATCATTACATTAGCCATGATTTACACCTTTGCTCTCGCGTTTAGTTTGTTAGCTGCGCCCTGAATAGCTTTAAGCACTGCATCTCTAGCCTTACCATTGTTTTCTTCATAAGCACGAAACAAAGCGCGACCTTCCATCTTTGCATCGCCCTTCATTTGTGATCCATACTTACCTTGTTGATTTTGTACAAATCTGCTTTGTGGTGTCTTACGCCCCATGGTTTCGTAAATTGCTCCAGCTGCACTTTTATTAAATACGCGAGCAAGCGATCTGAATCCTCTGCGATTAGGTTTTGATGGTGTCGTTTTGTAGCCAATGCCTTGCTTTACAATGCGAGCATTATAACTAGGAAAACGAGCCTGTGATCCTTCACGAGCTAGCCATCCGCTCAGAACTTGACCATCATCTGGAAGATAACCTTTAGCAGCTCTAGTAATTGGCTTAAGGGCTGCTCCAACTTCTTTAGGTAAAGCCTTAGCAAGATCAGGACTAAACTGGCGTAGAGACTTTCTAAGAGCGACCGCGCCCTTTACGCTTGCTGGCATCGCTGGTCTCCTTCGCTTCGTCTTTGAGACCTTGCACTAGAGCATCTAGCATGGTCTTATCTAATTCCAATAAGTGCTGTGGCGCGATTCCCAACCTAATGCTTAGCCTAGCAATTAGATAGGTGAATGGAAGATCGCGCTTTAAGCTAAAGGGTCTG